AGAGTCTGGAAGTTAGATCCGAAGTCGCCGGAGGGGATCGGGCTTGAGGAGGCGCGTACGCTATATGCGCCCGCCGGACGAACTCTATTCGAGTGGATCCGTCTCAAGCTAGTCCGACGCAAGAAGGCCCTGGCAAGGCCAACCTACTTCACCCGCCTGCACCTCGTCAACAGGCCCAAGCTGTCCGCGCTGATAGCAGCCAAACGGCGAGGAGCGAGCCGACAAGATGAAAAGACGCCACTATACCTCTCCCTCGCAGGGACACTCAGACACGAGGTCAAAGAGTGCAACGAACCCTGGAGGAAAGAAGCCGCAATGGACATCGCGCGCAACGTGCACGCGACGACCTTCGCGAAGTGGCGCCGTTCGGGGCTTCCATTGCAGTGGCCAACAGAGTTGGGAGGGTGGGGCTTACCTGGGAAACAGGAGGCTCCCATCACCTTCCGTAAAGCCGCGGCCGTCATCCTCGGAGGACGGCCTGAATCTGGGAAGGCCATCGCAAGAATACGACAGCTCACGGCTGCACCTCAACACCTCAGATCCTATCTAAAGGATCTGACGGCGGAGGTGCAGACGTACCCTGAACGACTCGACCCGCAAGCAAAACCGACTCGCCTGTCGGAAGCTTTGGCAGACATGACTGCAGAAGTCCTGTCATACCACTCCTGGGACCCATCTCACGACAAGTCTCAGAAAGAGCGGAAACGTTGGTCACTGAACCAAATGTGTCGCATGGTGCACGCCGAGGTAACGAACGCTGCGCAGATGTGGAAATCGGCCAAACCGGTCAAGCCAAGCAATCTCCCGAAACTAATCAGAAGAGTGCTTGACCCGATGGTCGACACCAGACCCATCCACGATTTGCTCGCGTTTACGGGTACACACACACGTACTACCAAATACCTCGTCGCTCATCTCCCAACCACCGGGCTGGAGCACGACCTCGTAGAGGCCATGCGCCAGCAGGAAGGAAGGGTTCAAAGACACAACCCAAAGGATCGTCCTCAGCCGCCACCGCAAGGTGACGGTATGGAGGGACAAGGAACACAATTCGACCGAGAGAGCAAATCCAATCCGGAGCTCCCGTTGCCGGTCGATCGACAGCCCAATCCACCATCCGAGGATGGAGATCAGACCCCGTCTAGACCTAAACCCGCTGTGGCAAAGCCACGGGAGTTAGGGTCCTTCGAAGAGGACTCTGC